TAACTTTGAACCCGAATGGCTCTTCTAATAACCTTTTTATCTCTATTAATGTCTCCTTCCCATCATCTTTATGATAATCTATTAATATCGAATCGTATGTGTATAATATAATATTACTTTTTTTACCAACCAAGTAGGCTTGCACACCTTTTATAGAATTAACATTATAAAAAGTTTCTCCAGACTGTATTAAATAATTTAATAATTTTTGAGGTGTTGGGTTTACAACATCTTTTGCAAATAATTGTCTCCCTCCTACTAAAGTAATATATCCTCCATAATTAAATTCATCCCATAATTTATCTACATAAGCCGCCACTTTTCTAAAGAATGGTATGTCTTCATATTGTTTAAACACTCCTCCATATAGTTGTTTAAATGTTAATTCTTTAGATGATTGATATTGTTCGGGAGTTAATATATCTGTTTTAAAATACATCTGACCTAAATGGGTATGAATGGATCCTTGATCAAACTCATATCCTATTAGTTTACCTAAAATTCTAGGATGGTATGCCTCGTAATCAAATTCAAATAACATATCGTTTTGACATATGATTGCCTCACGAGAACCGTTGGATTTATTTAAAGCCGCGAAGTTAATATTGTTAAAAGAATTTGTCGGACGAGAAGTAAAATTATATAGATTATATTGAGTGTAGATTTTGTCATCCTTTATTGAGAAATTAACATTTTGTGGATTAAAATGCTCGCTAAAAAGTGGCATATCTAACGCGATACCCTGTTTTTCAATGCCATAGTACACTTTAACATACTCGTCGTTATAATACCGGTTTATGTCGGGATAAACCATCAAATGCTTTACAACACTAAATATAGCTTCTTGGGTATCATAATGTTTAGGAATAGGGATAATGGAGTTTAAATAAGGTTTGTCTCCATAAAGCCGTTGGAAATGAGTGTGTATATGAGTATCAAAATCGTGTATATACGGAGGGGTAGTGGATGTGGATAGTGACAAAAGTTGTAAATCCTTTACTTTACTATCTAGAAATTCTTCCCCCAACAATTGTGCCGTCACTTTTTTATCTAATACAAACACATTTTTATGTTTTAAGATAAAATCTTTTACTTTTTGCTCGTCTACAGCAAATGCTTCACTATGATGGATAGTAAAAATTAATCCCTTCGAATCTATTTGTTTGAAATAAATTAGGGAAGTTTGTGTTAGTAGAGGGTGATATTGAGAGGAAAGTGGGATAACATTTATATAACAATCTCCGTAAGGATGAAGTTTAGATAACTGTTCGGTATTTTCTATTAAGTAAAACATAACCTTTATTTTTGTTAAATGTAATAAGGCTCCCTATGGGAGCCAAATTAGTTTGTATGTGAGTTTTTTATTAAAAGTTTACTTCAACTTCAGAGCTATCTCTCCAATCTAACCCGGTATTATCAGGATACTTTGAATAAATATAGTCTCGAGCTGCATCCTCTAATTTTTCCATTTCTTCATCTTCTCCAGTATTATCGTATACATCTTTAGTAAAGTTTATTCTTACAACTCTTTCATCTCCTCTAATATCTTCGATTTCTTCTTCATTTTCAATAAAGTCTTCAATATTAATAGAACCAGGTCTACGTACTTCGATTTCATTTAATAGTTTCCCTTCAGCAAGGAATGTTTTTAAATTAAAGTTATTGTTCATTTTTATGTTTGTTTATTTTTTTATTTGTAACAACCGTTACCACCTTTACAAGGGCTTTTTCTACGATTTTTTACATCTTTTTCTCCTTCTAATCCGCTTAGCCCAGCATCTTCTCCACTGTTTCTTTTTTGTAAGAATTTTATGTATTTTTCAGGACTCATACCGGCATCTGCAGCTGCTTTGTTTAGAACTGCATCAGCTCTACCTCTAGCATCTGTACCTATAGAGTCTTTGTATGCATTGAATGCTTCTATGCCTCCTTTTTTTATAAGCTCTTGTTTCTTAGCTCCTTTTTCCCCTTGAGTCATTTGTTGCCAAGTTTTTTGTTGAGAAGTATTAGGTGCTTGCTGTGCTTGAGCTTTTGGAGCCATCATACTTCCTAGAGCCATTGCTCCTACTCCTACAGCTTTTGCTAGGTTTATTTCTTCTATGGATTCAGATTTATACAATAGTTTAGTAAAATTATCTTCAACTTTATCTCTATATTCCTCCATAGATGGATTTTTTCTAAGAAAATCTTCAACTGCTTTTTCTGCTTTTTTATGTTCCTCTTCGTGATGAGATGCTCCAGTCATATTTGCTCTCTTTCCTAATCTCATTTCATTACCAACAAGGGTATGTAGTTGTGATCTAAGATTACCTTCGTCTTCTTGTAATGAATCAGCTTTAAATTGAGATAAAGGGAATATAAAATCTCCTTTTTCATCTTTACTTCCTTCTCCATTCCATACTTTGAATTCTTTACCTCCTACAACAACTGATTCTAATCTACCTTTTAAACCTTGTTTAAATTGGGATAAGAAAGATGATGTTTGAGCAGGACCAAATTCTGAACTTGAATCTGCTTTTTTAATATCAAAATATCCTCTAAGTTTACCATATAATTCTTTATAGTTAACTGCACCACCTCTACCTCTTTCAACTGAAGTTAAAGCAATTACTGCTTCTGGAGATATTAGAAGTTGATCTCCTAGCATTTTGAAATGGTTAGGTAAAGCTGTAAATAATCTACTTGGTACTATTCCATTAGTAGGGATAAATCTTTTACCTCCACCTCCACCTTTTTGGAAATTGAAACGAACATCTTCGTTTAATATACCTTGGATAGCTTTTTTAATTACTTCATTTTTAGTTGTTCCTTCACTTAGAAGTATATTTTTTAAACTGTATGGGTTTTTCATGTTTTTATTTTATTGATATAAATATTATAACTATTTAGAAAACTGAGTTAAATTAGTAAGGTATTGTTTTATACCTATAAAGTTTTTCTCAGCGTTATCTAATACTCTTTGATTAGTATCTATTATTCCTGCTCTTGTTGTTATGTTATTTATTCTTTCGTTACGAAGTGGGCCAGAAATTTGCCAAAATATAGAAATTGGTTTCCATAAAGCATAATTATCTTTAGTATTATTATTTTGGAAAGCATCATAAGTTGCTTTATCAATTTCCATTATTCTAAATGTAGTACCACTTCTTTGTCTTGCCAAATACCTTGTAATTTTTCCTACTTTATAATCTGCATCTGTTGGGCGAGGAGTAAAAGGTGTAGGATTTACTAAATTAATATTTAAATTAGAATTTAAAGCTGTATATTGAATTTTTTTAATAGTATCAATATCTAAATTTACATTTGATTCATTTAAAGGAGTATTAATCAAAGGAAGAGAACTACCTGATGTAGGGTTGACTCCAGTAAATGATTCTCCTTTAAAAGTAGTATAGTAGGGACCAGCATAAGGTTTACCATCAGGGGTTTTGAATTGACCCTGATTGGCCTTCTGGTCTGTTAATATTCGGGATTTAGGGAAATATTTCATTTTATTTTACTGTTACTCCTGTAGCTTTTGCTATTTTATATCCTGTTTGTTGAATTAAAGATGCTCCAGTAGGTCCTAGGTTTTTTCCTGTTCCTAATGTGTAAGCTACTTTACCACCATTGATTCTTTCTTGTGTTATAACCTCTAATAATTGTACTGATGTTTTGTAACCACGTTTGTAGGAATTGTTTAGCAATTCTGCAAATCCTTTAAACCATCCAGCTCCATTCCATGAGGCGTAAACCATATTATAAAATAACCTTCCATCAGATTCTACTAGAGCTTTTACTTCTGCATCTAAATACTTATCTCTCCATTTTATATAGTTTGGTTTTTGGATTTGGACTGTTAAATTAAATAAATCAGCTTTAATTGGATCTTTTGGAACATATAGCCAAGGCCAGTTTGTTCTAGCACCATTATCATCCATAATTTTCCAAAATCTTACACATGGGCCACAAGTACCATTTCTTAATCTATCTATACCAAACATAGTTTCACCACTAGTATTATATCTAGCATCTCCATTACCACCACCATTATAATAACCTCCTTCAAGATTAACAATAACAGCTCTAGCTGCTTGTTCAAAGGTATTCATTTCTTTAGTTACTTTAACTGGAGGATCTGATGGATTTCTATTTACTTTATTACCAGCGTCTTTATATTTAGTCATTGAGTTTTGAGCCTCTTGAGCATCTTTAATTGCTTTTTTCTCAGCCTCAGTCATAGGTTCAAATCTAATATTAAGAGTTTGTCCTGTTATTTTAGTTGTCCACTTATTATTGTTAAAGTTTTGATCTATTGTATGTAAAATAAAGGCTATTTTAGTTAACCCTTTATCAGCTCCCTCTTGAATTATATAAGAGTTAGGTAAAGAATCTTCTGGTATTGTAAAAGCTGAGTGAGGTATTATTCCACTTAACCCATCCATTTCTAAACTAAAATCTAAAGGTAGTATAACATCACCAGTAAAAGCATTATCATCTCCTGATTTAAGAGGGTCTGAGAATACTTCTCTGTATGTGTTTAGACAAGAGTCTGTTTTATCAGTGTTGTATATTAAAGCCATAATTTTTATTTAAATCCTTGAGATGATTCTGTATAGATAGTACTATGATTAGCTTTATTTTCAGCTTCTGTTGCTGCTGCGGCCGCTGCTTTTTTCTCTTCATCAGTTTTAGCTCCACCAGTCCCATCATATATTTTTTCTATAAAATCTCTTAATTCTATATATCTTTGATCAGAACTATTATTAGTTTTAGTGGTAGCATTACTATCAGTAGCAGAATCTACTACTACAGTACCTAACCTATTATATAATCCCTTATTTAAATGGGAGAAGGATAAAGCATTTTCTGCTCCTTGCACTCCATAAGGTTGAGCTTGTGCCGCTATAACTATCATGGCTGCAGTATTTGGAGAAATCTTTGAAGTATAACTAAAATTATAAGCTAAACTTTTTACACCTAATACTGGGATTTGAGTATAAGCAGGTACAGTTTGTGTTGGGCTAGTTACTCTTCTATCGTCTAGTATTCTTATGCATCTTGAATCATCATCAGGTACTATTCTAAATTCATTGTAACCTCCTGTAGCTTTAGAAATACCATCTAAAATATCTTTAACTAAATCAGCAAAATAAACATTTCCTTTTTGGTCTGTTGTTCTCCATTTTTTCAAGAGACTTGCTACCCAGTCTACATTTACTAAAGTCCACATAAACCTACCTCCAGTACCATCATCATCAAACCAGTTAAAGTTTTTCTTTATATCTTCAAAAGTTTGTGAAGTTATTCCGAAAGGTAATTTAGTTGAACCTATTAAACATACTGATGGATCTAAAGAACAATGTCCAGGAAATGTATAACATCTGTTAGTTTCAGGATTTATATCTATGTAAATATAAGGGGTTTGTTTGTCTTTACCTTCTCCTCCATTTCTTTGGAATAACATCCCATTAGATTTTATTAAAAGAAGTAAATGACCTAAAGTAATATAAACTTGTTCTAATCCTTTAGAATTTATATCATTAGCATTTAAAGCCTCTCCATTAACTTCATACCCCATAATTAACTTCCCAAAAAGAGAAGAAGGATATAAAATTGGAGGAACTTTAGAATCTATATCTCCCCCAGTATTTTCACTCATACCAGGTTCATTTATTAAACGGTAATGATATCCTTTGCGTTCTAATTCAGTATTATTTACCCAACTGCTTCCTAACCAATAATTTAAATTACCTAAAAAGGGTTCAATAGAAGCTAGATATTCATCTGATGTTTCGATTTTAAAATTAATATTTTCCCCACTTGTTACATCTTTAGAGTAAATACTATATAAAGCTGAATTTAGTAAAGATTGATTAGAGTCTGCTACTACAGGGTAAATTGAAGATGTAAGTTCAGATTGTCCAGCACTTAAGTTGGCACTACTTGAAAATTCTCCTGATAGATTAATTTTTAATGATTCTAATATATCTCCTGCTCCAACTAGTTGGACTTGACATTTAAATGAACCATTATCTGCTAATGAGTAAGTAAAGTTTTTAATTGTACCCCAAGTTGCATCATAATTCCCACTATGTTTTATTCTATAAGCAGTTATCTGTTCCATCAATTTTTCCTTAGTATGGATACCATAAAAGGGAAGAGGTGAAGGAACACTTTCAATTTTTTCATTATCATTATCTATATAAAAAGTATGGCCCCATTCTACTAAAAGACCGAATCCTAATTTCATATAAAGAGCCTCCATTATATTTAGTTGCTCCATGTTATAGCAAACAAAATCAATAGTAGTTTCTTTTAAAGTACCTAATTTACCACCAGTTTTAATAGCTATTCCAGTTATACCAGGCATTGGTTTATATCCAAAAGTATCAGTTCCACCCATACCATAAGCACTATCAGCACCTAATCCTGAACGTTGTTTCCATTTTGTTGGGTCATCTCCACTATGGTCTATAAGACCAGCTTGTAAGATATACTTTTTAGATAAAGCATTTCCTTCTAATCCTCCAAATCTTTTATTACCATATAAAACATTAGCTCCAGAACTTACTCTGATCCAAACATTTTTGTTTGTAAGCCATTGTAATTCTTGTGAGCTTCTATTTTCGTTATCAACAAGTTTTTTTCGTTTTTCAATTTGAGTCGCAACATAGGGTTGAAAGGGAGAACCAGCGATATTAGTATAATCTAAATCAGCCATAACTTATTATATATTATTTGATTGGTTGTATTTCATTAAGATATCTGATAGATTCTTTGGTATTCTTAAATAGAATCCTTGAGGAGGAAATAATGAATCTCCTGGTAAATTATTAACCATTGCTATGGTCCACCATAGAGTAGAGTCTCCATAGAAATCATAAGCAATATTATCCAATCTATCTGTTGTACCTGTCAAGATGTAATTATCATCTGCTTGGGCCTCAATATTAGGATAATATGTTGGTTTATACATGGTCTTATTCGAAGTCGAAGTAACACCCGTATCGGATTTCATTGTGGATATGGATTGGTATCTACTTGGCATAGTTTACATTTTTATATAAATATGTAAGATAAAAAAGGCTCCTGATGGAGCCTAACTATTTGGTGTATTGATATTAAAAACTTCAGGATCAAATCTTACATTTTCAGTATTCCAAAAAGGAATTTTAGAAGCAGGATTTTGAAGTCTGTTAATAAAGTTTTCTTGAATACCATGATCACTAATCAATATGTGTTTTTTCTGAATTGTAGCTTCAGTTACTCTAGATAGTGATGGTAATTCGTTAAGTATAGGAGTAAATGTACAAGATACGTTAACTACTTGTGGTAACTCCATCATGTCAGCATCTGAGTTGGAATTGATAAAATCAGGACTTCCAGGAGTTGTAGTGTTGGTAAAGTCTGCGGTTTCAAAAGATCTCGCTGTTTCAGGTTCTGAGTATTTTATTTCCCAAGGATAATTATCATCTACGCTTATGTTCATAGATTTTAATATACCAGGGGTTCTATAAAAATATTCACCTATGGTTAATTTATGTAAATTACCTCTCATAAATCCTTGACCACTGTAATCAGGGTATAAAGATGATGCTAAGTAATTTAATTTTTGCCATAAAGGTAACATTTCTTGTTTAGATTGAGCTACTACTTTAAATTGGAAACTCACATCTCTAGTAAAACCTTGGTAAGTGAAAAATTCTTCACCTCTACCCATATATCTTTGACCATTCCAAATAGCAGAATGATTATCAGCAAAATTAGTTAAAAATGCTCTAAAATGTACTTTAGTTGTAACAATATCAGTATCTTTTGTTATTTCTCCCTTACTGTTAGTAGATGTTAAAGAGGTTCCTGTTGCCCCATCATTATTTATTACTTCAAAAGCAAATTTAATTAAATCTCTTGCTTCAGGTTTACCATTAAATGGATCAGTAGCATCAGCATACAAGGGTATCATATTTACCTGATCTTGACCTCCGTAATTAACCTGATTTATATGTTTTCTCTGCTCTTTTGTTCTACCTCCAGGACTACCTATACCAACTCTTGTTGTTATGTTAATTAAAGGATTATTATAATCACGTGCTTGAGAACGAGCAGGATCTTGTGGATCTAATGATTTAGATCTAAAATCTTGTATTTCTTTTTGTGTAGTTACAGGACCAGAAGAAAGTTTAGAAGCTATTAAAGCATCATATCCCATTAAGTTACCAAACTGATTAACAGCAGGCATACCTTCAGGTATTTTATCAGGTCTTATAAAATCTTTTGAGGTTTGTTGGTATAAAACATCAGCAATTTCATATCCTCCTATAGTGACAGAATCAAGTTGCCCTGTAAATAAATTAGGTATTTGGAAAGTTGAGCCTTTAGAGAAGGTTTTAGAAATTCCTAATAAATTATTTACATCTAATACAGGCAAAGGTCTAATTTGACCCTTTGGAGAGTTTGAAGTATTTATAGATACTCCTTTAAAATCTGTAGCTTTAAATATAGTTGTGTTACCATCCCCATATAATGAATCTGGTCCCATTGGGTAGTCAAATAGGATATTCTCATTAGATACAGGGATACCTAGTGTTTGAGCGGCCCCTAGAGAATCAATTGTATCTAAAAGATTAGTGTTTACTTTAGTATTATATAAAGTAACTAATCTATTATTATAAGATTCCTTATGAGATACTATATACTCATATTTGTTTTGTAATCCATCAGGTCCTAATTCATTGGTATTTGCTCCGGCTCTTGGAATATGAATACCAGTACCTTGTTCAAATACTTGTGCTAATAAATTAGCATTTAAGTTATAGGTTTGAGTATTTAATCTAGAGGTTTTACCTCCAGTTTCAATATTTGGGTTTGATCTTTGTAATCCTACTTGCTTAGCAGTAAATATGGATCCCTTAGGAAAATCAGTTAGAAAACGTGATATTCTTACAGAGTCTTCAGTAGATGCTATAGTGGAATATGTTCCACCTCTTAATGGCCAATCTGCGCTATTTCTCGCGATACCAGCAAGATATTCACCCGCAGGTGAATCCTCAGGCAATCCAGGTTGTATATAGGGAAGGCCACTAGAACCTCCTCCTTGTATATCATTCCCGAACCTTAATGATTTAAGATTAGTATGAAGATTGATTAAAGCCATAAGTTTTATCCAGGTAAGTTATCTAAATACCCTTGTCCTGGATTGCTTCTATAAGCAGCAGTATTAAGTGGGTCTTTTTCTTCTAAATTTGAAGGTAGATAAGTTACTGGAGGGGCTTGTAGTCCATTTACTCCACCTACTATAATATTACGACTCACGTTAGGAGTACCATTAGTAGAGAATAAATTATGACGTGTAAATCCTGGGAGATTAGCATTTATGGTTGAAGGAACTGTCCCCCCACTATATCCGTAATCACTTACTCCTGAGTTTAATAATGTTAATAATCCCATTGTGTTATATTTTTATTGTTTATAATAAATATTGAAAAATTATATTTTACGTGTACCTATTCCAAGTTGAGTGTTTAATTCAGTTTGGCCCATTTTAAGTGAAATTCCTGCTATAGCTCTAGCATTTTCTTGAGCCATTTTTTCATAATCCCAAGTAAATTTTGGTTCAGCTTGAGAGGATTGAACTGTAGCAGCATTTATTTTAGTTAATGGAGTTACAGTAGCTCCAGGTTGTGCAGATAATATTTCAGGTCCATTTTCACCTACCATTATACTTCCTGCTCCTGTCACTGTTCCACCAACTGCTAGACCAGGTACTGTAGAGGATGCGGCAGTTGATTGAGCACTTGAAAAAGCTCCCATTAATGCCGCTATACCAGCTATAATAGCTATTGTACCTAACCCTAAAGTTAAAGCTGAAGCTGTTGTCATAGAGGCTATTGCTCCTTCAGTCATAATACCTGACATTATTAATAATTTAGGTATGGCTGATGCTACTCCCATTCCAAATTGTGCTATTCCGCTTATTAATTGAGTTGCTACTATAGCGCCTATAGCTCCCATTATACCATATAGCACTACTGAATTAGATAATAATTGAGCCATTGCTTCTAAAGGGCCAGCTAATAATTCCGTCATCTTATTAATAGAGGTATTGATACTTTCTTGAAGGGATAATCGTTTAATATCACCTTCTTGCATTTTCATATTCTTAGCTATTTGAGCATCAGTAAGACCAAGTCTTCTCTGATCAGCCATATACATTTCAGCTAATTTATCCCTAGATACTCCTAATACTTTAGCTGCGGCTTCCTGTTCTATTCTATTTCCTGAAGCGAATGAATTTACTATAGCTTGGTTTTTACCAATTTCTTTGGTTAATTTTTCGGTTTGATTAGTTAAAGCATAGTATCTAGCAGCCTCTAAATTAATTTGCTTACCTGATATTACTTCATATTCAAATTCCGATGCAATTGATTGTTCAACATTTAATAATGAGTTTGCTATTCCATCTACTTCTGCTAGATTTAATCCTAAATCTTTAGCTCTAGTAGCAGCTTCTGTTATACGTTTAGTACTATTTCCTAAAGATGCAGCAAGAGCTGTTGAAGTACTATATACTTCCCTCATTATAGCTCCTTGAGCTAAAGCTGATCTATTAGTAGCGTTATGCTCTTTAGTTCCTTGCTTAATAGAAGCATTCATTTGATCAAGGGTTTGACCATTAACTTGGGACATGATAGCTGCTCTATTAGCTTGATCTTGAGTCATACCCATAGCTTTAACCATTTCAGCTGCTGATGCTAGTGTATCAGGAGTGAATATAGCTGCGGCGTTCATTCCGGTTTGTTCAGTTAAAGACGCCGCGGTCTGAATGTAGTCAATACTAGATATTAATCTACCATTCATTTGATCTAACAACGGAATAGTACCTCCTGTTAGATTTTTAAATTTGGTTTGAGCTTCATCTAGTTTAAAGAAACTTTGAACAACTTTAGTTATAATAGCATCGGTCATATTTACTAAAGTAAATTGTTCCTTTAAAGCTATTGCTATATTTCGATATTTAGATGTTTTTTTATCTAATTCCTTATTTTGTTCAATTAAAGCATCTTTTTGAGCTAATAGATTTTTAAGTTCTTTTCCCCCAAAACCATACCTTATCTGGAGATCAGATAGATTTCTTTTATTTAGAGCCGCCATCTCTTTTCCTATATCTTGTATAGCATCTTGATTTAGCTTATATTCAAATCTAGCTCTTTTAGTAGCTTGAATAGCATCTGTTATAGGTTTAGATATACCTACAAATCCTAATTTTTCTAAGAATTTACCAGCACCTTCTAATCCTACTCCCATTAACCCAATATCTCTATTTACTTCAGCTTGAAGTTCTAAGGTTCTATTTAATGCAGTATTAAAGGCTTCTTGTTGGGCTATAGTATCTTTTACTTCATTAGCTTGGGCTGTTGTTAATTTACCACTTCTTAAAGTAGATTGTAAATCATCAAATTTAAGTTTAGCTTGCCTTTGAAGATTTTTTAATTGCTTTTCAGATAAATCAACTTCTCCTTTTCTATAATCTACTAAATCACGAGCAATATTAGATATACCCTTTAAAGAATTTCGTGCTACAGTTAATTGAGCATTTTGTTTAGATAATTCAGCGACACTATCTTTAAAACTTTGAGCAATATAGTTTAAATCACTATTCATCTCTCTAAGTTCGTTTCTTAAACCACTTAAAGCTAGTTTTGCTTTTTCTAAATCTTTTTGATCAAAAAGAGATAAAGGGGATTGACCTAGTTGTTTTCTAAGATCACCTATTTGTTTGTTAATATCATCTATATTGTCTGCCATAATAACTTAGTATATAATATAAATATTAAATAGATAAAAAATGCCCACTATTTAGTGGGCACTTTAGCATTATATGTGTTTGCTTGAGGTATATTAGGTCTAGCTACTTCATTAACATTTTTGTTAGTTAACTGATTATTTTGAGCATCTATTTGGGCTTGTTCTTTATCATAAAATTCTTTTAACTTATTAAAAGTGAATGTTCGAAGCCATATAGGCATTTCATAAACAGTATCCCAAGTATATCCTCCTTTACCATGAAATACTATTTCATTTATTTGGGAAAATAAATTTATTCTATACGTTGAGGTCAGGCCAAAAAAAGTTAAGGCTGATTGGTACAGCGATGTCCTCCCCTTCATCACCTTTAATAGTTAAATTAATATCTGGAGATATTCTTTTTATTTCTTGTCTCAATGCTCTTGAGTCTCTTGCTAATATTTCGTTATCAACAAATTCTCTTACTGTTTTTCTTTCTTTATCTCCATTAACCGAAGTAATAATGTACTTTAAACGTGTAGAGATTTCAGGTGCACCACCGTTAGGGAATAATTTTTTCAGTCCTTTTAATTCCGCTTCTATCGCTGCTTCATCACCATGTGTTAGAATTTTATATCCAACTTCCAGTTGAGATGCAGGTAAGGTGAAGAAAAATTCATTACCATTAGTATAATCTGTATCTTCAGGTAATTCTTTATCTGTTAGAGTAGTTAAATCTACTTTGTATGTTTTTCCTCCTGATTCGAATTCATAATCTTGACCGTATCCTAAAACACGAGAAGCAATTAAGATAGCATTTTTGTCTCCAATTATCATATCTTTTAAATCTACTTTAGATACAATAAGTGAATCTAATAGTTTATCTAATACTGTACCTTGTTGAATGTAATTTGAGTTGGTTAGAATATCTTCTTCTCTAGCTCCCATATACTTCATTTCGATAGTACCGCTTGAAAGAGGATTATCTTTTGAGTAAAGTAAACCTTTTGAAGGTAATTCTACAATTTCTGTAGGGAATTTTGGTTTTGTAACTTGATTTTCCATAAATTATTTTAATGTTTGTGTATATAAATATAGCGAGGATAAAAAAAACCCACCATTTGGTGGGTTAATTTTAAAATATATTTTGTATGGCTTAGAAGTTTAAGATACAATAATCCATTGCAAGTGTACAGTTGATTTCTGCTGCTGCTTCACCTTGTGACCAGTCGTAATCACCAAATGTTGCTGTTTTAACAAATGCACCTTTTATGATCCATTCACCAACTACATCACCTACAGGACCTAGAACATTCATTGTAATGTCTTTTTTATAGAAATCTGAATATCCATCTCTACCTGTTACAGATTCGTGAGATAGTCTCATCCATTCCATTACTGCCTGTGATCCTGCTGGAGCAATTGGGTCATATAATGACAATGTGATGTCGTTCCATCTTACTTTACCTTTTATTTTACGGTAAACATTGATGTGATCAAGTGTAATTTCACCTGCGTCGAATCCAGGAGCCGAAGCTTTCTTAATCATATAAGCTGGGATTCCTTCTATATACATTATAAACCTATTTGATACTTTAGGTTCGAATGCTGTGAACATTATTTCGTTAGGGTTTAATACTGCCATGTCGTGTTATTTTATTATAAATATTAAATAAATTAATTCTTATGAAAAAGTTGCACCTGTTGGTGTAACATTAAAATCTAATATAACAAACTCGGCAGTTCTTGTAGGTTGGATAAAAATCTGTCCTAGCAATTGATTTCTATCGATTACATCTGCAGTATTGTTACTTTCGTCCATTACTACTTTATAAGCGTATAAACCTTGTCTTTGTTGAATTGATTCAAGATATGGATTAACTTGTCTTAAGAATCTATTTCTTGTAGCGATCGTGTTTTGTTCAAATACTAAGTTATTAGCAACTTGACCAATGTATGATTTTAACTCGATTAACAATCTTCTTACATTAATTCTATCTAAAGCAGATGCTTTTTTCTGTAATGTTTTCTGACCGTAAGCAACAACACCTTGTCCAGGGAATGTAGCTATTGAGTTAATTTTTCCAGCGTATAATGTATCTCTATCTGTTGGAGCTAATTTTCTTTCAGCTTGAATTACACTTAAACTACCTCTTGTAAATCCTGCAGGTGCGAACCATGGAGCAGAAATTCTATCATTGTAAGCAAATACACTTGGAATGATTGTTGAAGGTGGAACCCATGTTAATTTTCCTGTATTAGGAGCACTAATTTGAACCCATGGATAGTATGTAGCAGCATAACTACTATCTACTGATGTAGCGTTAGAAACTACAGTGGCAATATTATCACCTAATTTTGACATATCGACAATAGCGATACAATCACCTCTATTAGAAGCTAGGTTAGTTAATGATGTAATTACACTATTTCCTGCTGTAGCAGTAATACCTGGTGTAGTAATAATATTGAATTTAAATTCGTCTTGGTTGCTTAATAAAGAGATTGAAGAAGTATAATCACTATTAGATAAACCATATACTCCGCAATTTGTTCCTGTAGCACCATTAAATGAACCACTTTGATTAATTGGTAAAGATGAAGTATAAGATGATACTGGGTTTCCATTATTATCGAAATAATTTGGAGTAGTATAAGTAACAGATTTTACTCTTACATATCTAGATTTATTAGTATAATCACCTGTTGTTTGAACATATCCACTATCAGTAGTTGTAGATTGATTACCAATTACGGCTTCAATGTAGTTAGATTGGTTAGGATCTAATGATAAACCTGTCCATTGTTCTAAAATTACTTTAGAATTGATATTATCATCACCTCTTCGGATTAATAAATCAAATGTACCACTTCCTGAGTTAACATTTACAATTTCAAATCTAACATTATCTACAGAACCTGAAGGTAAAGTATTATTAGTTCCTTCTATACTGTAGCTGCTATTAATAGCACCTTGAGATAAAGTTTCTAAAGTGAATACTGTACTAGGAGTACCATCTGAACCTCCGGCAAATGCAACACTTACTGGAGTACCAACTCCAAAACTACTTGTAAGAGAGTATCCATTATATACAGTACCTGTAAAATCAGATTTAAGAGTAATTACATTTGTAGCTAATGAAGCTGTAAGTTTACCAGCCATGTTACTAGTTCCAGTATTAATAGCACTTAATACATATCCAGCCCAACTTCCTGTTGAAGTTACATAGTTTAATCCATCACTTGTTCCATTACCTACTCCAACGTATATAACATCTCCAGCATCAAAAAATGAACCTGTAATAGCATATGGGTAGTTGTAAACTGTATAGCTTATGCTACCTAAAGCTGTTGTAGCATTTACTTTGATTTGATTCCAAGATGCTGTACTAGAGTTTAACATAGTGAAAGAAGCAGAAGCGAATGTTCCAACTACTGATGATATATTATTATTAGCACTAGATGTTGCTGGGGCGAATGTTCCGCTTACTGCTCTGGTTACTAATAAGGTAGTACCTCCTTGTTGGAAATAGTTATAAGCAGAGATTGAAGTTAAATATTCATATGATGCACCTCCACTAATGAAAGATCCACCAAATTTGTTTAAATAGTCACTATAAGAAGTAACTAAAGTAGGTATTTTAACCGGACCCATTACAGTTGGTCCAACAATAGCTGCACCTGCAGTTATAGGGCCTTGTGTAATTTGTGATTGGTCATTTTCTCTGGTTAGTACACCTGGAGATAAAAGAGTTTCAGCCATTTTTAATTATGTTTAAATTATTTTGTTTATGTTTAGTAATAAATATTAAAAAAGGGCTCAAAACCTGTATTCTAGGAATATATTATATCTCCTTTTTCTAAATCTATTTGAACATCACCATAAGTTTCTTTTAACTTTTTACTAAGTTCAATTTCAACTGTAGTTAACTGTTCGTATTGAGATTTTAAGTATTGTTCTTCTTTTTCAATTTGAAGTTTTTTAAATGATAATTGCCCTAATTGTGCAATTAACGCTTCAGATTGATTTTGGAAATTTTTTAATTCTTGTAATTCGGTTTCTTGTAACTTTGTTGCTTTTTCCATAACGGTTTTAAATTAATTTATTATAAATATTATATTTTTTATTTTATTTTAGAATAATGCTGTCCAGGTTGTTCCATTATAAAAATATGGTTTACAGCTTGCACCTGAACCTGATACTATAAAGGATCCTGTTGGTTGTCCTGTTGGTAATGAGCTTGTAGGTGTAAGTGTTAGTATGTTGCGCACAGTAACTGATCCTGTTACTACTAAGGAGCCTGTTATTGTTGTATTTCCTTGAATATAGGTATTTCCTCCTACATAAAGTTTATATCCAGTATCTGTAGGGTCTTCTGAGGATGCAGTTAAAGGATTTAATAAAAGGTTACCATTATTAAAAATTTTTATTAGTTGATAATCTTTATTAGTAGCAAATCTAGCTATAGGACCTGAGTTGCTATATGCGTAAAGACCGGTTCCACTATCGGATCCAACATATATTCCCTTCCCATTAGCCGAATAGCCATATATTCCTGAACCGGCATTTGTTGTATTTTGTCCTACTATAGCAAAAGTATCTATATTGTTTACTGTATGAGTTGCAGTAAATGTACCGGTAAATGAAGTTGGCCCTACCATTGAAGGGGCATACAAAGTTTTAAGTTTTGTTGAACCTGATACTGTTACATCATTGGATAAAGTACCATTTAAGGCATTTATTATCCTTAATATATGTTCTGATTTAATGGGGTTTAATGCTACTATTCCTGAGGGACTGATGAATGCCATTTTGGTTATGTTTTATAATAAATATTAAAAAAAATTAGTATTTATGTTTCTTATTCAACTACTACATCTACTACTGGTCGATCTACCTGTATTAGAGGAATTATATCTACAATCTCCTCTACTGGTGTTGGAGTAGGTTTGCTATAGTTTTCAAATTTTGAATTACTATTAATATCCTTACCAAATTCCCAACCTAAAAATGTATGCGAACCATTTTCTTCAACATCCCATGTTTCATACTGTGTCCAATCTACAGGTATTTCATTTTCCCAAAGTATATCTACACAATACTTTTTTGCGGTTAATTCTTCTATTGTTAACTCTTCTGTGGCTAACTTTCCAAGTTTTACAATTGCTTGGTTTGATTCTAATGGAATATCTTGTACTAATAAATCAAAATATTCTTCTGATGGAAATTCATATTTTCTAAAATACATATTATTGAGTTGAAAGTGATAAACATTGAGCATCTGTTAATGGAAGGGGGTATAACGCCATTGTTTTTATATTTGTAGGAGATTGTACACTATAAATCATATTATTCATATTAGTAGTTGTAAAAACACTGTTTGTAACTACTTTTACTCCATTTACAAAAACATTAATATATATTCCATCCCATTTTATTACTATTTTAGAATTTGCATTAGTTAAAGTATATAACGGCGTAGCTGCACCGCTTACGTATTTATATATTGAAAGATAAGATATTGTACTAACAGCTATACGTATTACTATAGAATTACCAATATTTGCTGCTGCTCCATCTCCAATAAACATACCACTACCTGCTGAAGGAACATCTCTTATATATTCTATTGCATTTTTTAAATCAATCAACCAAGTTCCTCCTAATGATGTAATAAGATTACTTGTATATGGGGTTGGAACTATTAAGCTTTCAGCTGTTCTTGTAACTATAGCTGTAGTAGTTGGTATATATGATGTTGGACCTGATGCTGTGGTATTAAGTGTGCCTGTGTATATAACCTCTAATTGAGCACCCCATATTGTTCTTGCAGAACCAGGTACTGTTGCATTGTTAGTGGTTCCATCAGTAGATAATGTTCCATAATAAACCGCTGACACAAAAGGGCTTGTTGCTATAAGAGCAGTACCATTGTCCGTTGCTGTCATACTTATTCTCCAATACGTATTATAGTCTTCTACTTTAATACTATTAACTGTCGCTGCAATTGCAGGACTGGCTGGAGCAGTTGAGGACAGTACAGCAGTTCCATTGTAAGCATCAATTATTATCCAAGCAACTTTTCTTAATATTGCACCTGATGCTGCAAAATCTAAAGCCATTCCTCCATATCTTGTTTCGGGAGATGCTTCTTTTTTTACAAAAATTGAAAAAGTAACAGCAGTGCTAAAATTATTACTTGTAATTGCCCTTGTTTGTAACACACTTTGAAAAAGAGCAGAATTATTTGATTGTATGCTATCTGCTGTCATTGTACCATTTGGTGCAATTGCAACATTTGTTGAAATTATAGGAGAGTTTATTGCTGTCCATAAAGATATATCTTCAGAGTTCAGCATATTGTTTGTAGCTGCTTGTTCTAAAAACAATGTAGGACAAGTGTCTCCAACTAAATAGTTTGCTCTTGGTATATTAAATCTTGTTGTTGTAGGGAAGTATGGTTGTACTGATGATGTCATTGTTGTCTGTGCTCCCCATATTATTACTCCACTTGTTCCATTTCCTGTATATGTAGGAGCTACTCCTCCTATTGCTGTTGGAGTATTATCTAATGTAACTCTTGAATATAATCCTTGTGTTACTAACGCAGTTCCTGAAACTGAAACTCTAATCCAATTTGAATTTATTATAGTAGATGTGTATGCGCCAAAAGTAAAACTAGTTCCATCTGCTCCATAAGAACCAATAACCCCTGTACTTGAAATAAAATTAGCATATAAACGTGATGCTCCTATAGATATGCTTACATTTCTTGTTGATGTTCTATTTACGTACACGCTAAAAGTGTAGTTTTGACTTGCTATTACAGTTCCGTTTTGAGCATTATTAGTAAAATGAACTGATAATGCAGTGTCTTCAATAAGTGAATCAGCTGTAAGAGTTCCATCAGGTGCTATTGCAGTGTCTACGGTTACTGACGCATTGCTTTTTGCCCAATTTGCATTATTAAATTGTTCTGAATATGTGAGTAAATTCTGAGATGGTACTACCTCAACATTACCCGAACTGTTTAATCTTGTAGCAGTTGAATTTCTTGTGAATGTAGGAATTATACTTGCATAAGTTTGACTGTATGTAGATACATTATATCCCTCTTCAACTTGTGCTCCCCAAGCAAACCATTGGTCTGTTGCACCTACAGCAGCACCACTTGTTCTTGCTGTATAAAACTGCATTGTATTGCCAATACTAAAACCTGTGCTTCTTGTGTATATACATCTGTACCAATTATTAGGTAATAAGATAACAGTCCAACCTGCTCCTGTAAAAACTCCTGTATTAAGGTTTATAATTAAAGTGTCAAAAATCGTTGCTGTAGTACTGTTTCTTAATGCTAAACGTCTATCAATAGTTGTTGCAGATGCTTTTAAATATATAGAACAAGTTAGTATATTAGAAGTAGCTGTAAATGCTTGAATTATTGCACCAGCATTATCTGACGCTCCTGTATCATTATATAAGTAAGCTGTACTTGTTCCATCAGGAGCTGGTCCTGCATTAGGAGTTATTGTAGCACCACCTGTTGTCCAAGGAGATAAATTAAAATATCCTGAGTTTAGGAGTATGTTTTTCTTACTTGGAAATACATTATATAATAATCCTTCTTTATATGAATTTGGCGTAACTACTAATGATGCATTATATAATAAATCCTTTTTGTTCAAATCATCTAATGAACGTTCTAAACAATAGTCTGCTTCATACAGAGCATTAAATACTGCTGTATAATTTACAAAACTCTGTATTACACTTCTAATGTAGTTTAGATTTGCAATAAACATTCTTCTAATACTCATAACTATGGGGTTTGTTGGATTGAATATATAATTTGGCTACTTGATATAAATGTACTGAAAATATAATTAACTCCTGCTACATATGTTGAGCTTCCTGTTAATTTCTTAAAATCACTTCCAAAAGTGGGTGCCGTAGATTGACTGTGGATCATTATATTTGAAACCCCTAAAACTGCAGATGCCGTATCTGATACAATAGAACTTCCAGTTATTGGAGTTTGTAATGTACCATATACTCCGTCAGTTACGTAGGACATTGTGACGCTTCCTGAGAGTTGTGAGGCTTGAGTTGGTAGTGGTCTATATCCATTGTAAGTTCCAGTTATATTAATAGAACCTGTTATAATTTGATTTCCTTTAAATATATTTGAACCTGTAGTTGCAAATGAACCTGTATTGATATTTAACCCAACTAATTGCCACCCAGCACTATTTCCTATACTTCCTGTATCTACTAGAGTATATAGTTCTTTAGTGTCTTTTTGGTATACTAATAGTCCATTATACGATTCATAGGTAGCAATATTATACCTAGCAGTAGCATCTGCTTTTACTAACCTTGAATCTATAGGTTCATTAGTAGATGGATTATACCCTTGAATTATATTTATTGCCATAGCCTATTATCTAGTTAATTTATATAGTATTGTTGTTGATGCTAAGTTATTAGAACGGTAAACTTTATAATTACCTATAGTACTATTTGAAAATACGTTTAAATCATTTGAATTAGAGTTATTAACATTTAGAATACCTGTAAGTGTGTAGGCTGAATCTACTACAATATAAATATACTGTGCTGAAGCAACTGCAGTAAATTGGTAATTATTAGGATCAGTTGTTCCTTTTGCAATACTTCCAACGGTCCCTCCTAATGTAGTATCCCATAATGCTAAATTTTCTAATTGAGCTTGAGTAAAACTAGTTGCTGCTGATGCACCATATCTTACACTTCTTATTTTTGTATAAGTAGTTGTTGTTGCTGTTGTCGTTGTTAGTGCAGGACTATTATCAGCTCCTAGTACTCCTGATGATGAGTAATAGGATGTAGCTGTTATTAATATGCTTGCTGAACCTGTTGCTGAACCTGTTACATATATTGGAGATGGTACATTGGTTGATGTAAAATTATGTACCCAAGAGTTAGCAGCTCCTGATGCTGATGTAAATGCAATACTACCGGTTGCTCCTTGTTCAATTTGATTTGATGTTGCTCCAAACTGTACGTTAGGTGTTGCAGTAATAGTTGGGCTTCCAGGAATTGTTTTAGATAGAGTTCCTAGTAAAGTAGCCGAAGATGATACTATTGTTCCATCTAATGGACTAGAAGCTGTTACTGCTAGTGTGTAAGTATGTGAACCACTTGTTGTTGTATTGTAAAAAAGTGTAGTACCTGTTCCTATATTTGCTAGTTGAGTAGCACCTTCGTATAGAGATGCACTGATTAAGGTATATCCATTTACATTTAAACTACCAGTAATATCATAATTATCCTGAATCTTGTTAAACCTATCTGTACTAAATGTACTATTAAAACTAGGAGAAGGTGTAGTTGGAGCTGTTGGTGTTCCAAATATAAATTTTAATTTACCATTAACAAATGTTACTGCTACATCTGCACTATAATCTGCCACTTCAATTTGAGATAGAGATTGAATACTATTGGTTACATACTGTATGTTTGATAAGGTAGCAAAAGACGAAGTTCCAAATAAAGATCCTGTTATCCCTTGAGTAACTGTAAGTGATCCAGTTACTACGGAATTGTTTTGTGCGATGAGCCCATTGCGAGCTATAAATTCGTTCATTTTGTTTTATTTTTATAAGTCCATAAATATCCGGCACATTTACTGCTCCCTTTTTTAAGGACCTTATTGAAGTGGGCATCATCAATCTTAATACAATTTGCTACATGTTTTGGTAACATTTGCCATTCTTTTATAAAATTTCCTTCCAAATCATATTGTATGATCCCTCCATATTGTTTTAAGAAGTTATCTAATTTGGTTTGTAAGTTTTTATTAATAGATTCTTGTGATACTTTTCTACCTATATTACCATATTTTATATGATATAATTGCTTTTCACTTCTAGGTAAAGTTGATGCTACTGGTGCTTTTCCTTTTTTTAAATCACTCATAAGTTTCTTAGTAGTTTCATTTCTTTTTAACCCTATTAATTTTTGAGCTCTTTTTACTCTAACCTCTGCACTATCTATTCTTCCAATAGCTCCATCTCCCCCTTTTGTAAGGTTCATTCCTAGAGGATTATCGTAGTGATAAGATTTATACTCAGCTATGTATTTGATTTCTAGATCACTTAGCTTATCAGGTGTTGTTTCTTCAAGTATTTCTACTTTATGATTATCCCATCCATATTTTACTATACTGGAATGGATTATTAGTTGCTGGGGATTGTTCAAGTTCCTGTAGCTGGTCATTCTATTTGTAAAATGGATTGTTTTACCTATATAGACTTTTCCTGTAGGACTTGTTATTTTGTATATGACTGATTTTTCCATAATTTTTAGTTTTCCCTATCCAACTAATTTACAATAAATATTTAACTTATATAAAAGTTGCTAGTGTTTTTATTTTCCAACCTGATGAGAGTATTGTTGCTTTTATCTCTACAGTATTTGTTACTATTGCTGAGACTATTGTTACATCTGATGTACTTCCAATATCTGTTGTTGAGTTATCGTAACTCACTATGGTTGTCCCATTCCAAGTTGTTACAAACTCTCCAGCTCTTGTATTTGCTCCATTACTTACTGTGTACTTCATAAATACAGAAGTGTATGAACCTGTTATCTGTGTGTAAAGACCCCAATCTCCAGTTGCTCCTGTATTTGTTGTATAAAAGTCTTGTAAAGATCCATCTAATGTTAGAGTATTAGTTACTATAAGTGAACCAGTTATTTGTGCTGTTCCTGTAAAAGGAAAAGGAGGTGTTGGTGGTGGGGAAATTGCTGCAGAAGCTGTTGTGTATAATTGTCCAGAGGCTGTATCAATTAAAATAACATTTGATTGAGCAGCAGATGTTAATCCTTTTAGAAATACGGACCCTGAAGTTGTAAACGATCCTGATACTATGGGTTGAAATATTTTCATCTGTTATGCTATCTGTGTTAGTGTTGCTATTACTGAGGGTACTGCTGGTCTT